GCGCCACCAGCGCGGTGATGATGATTAACGCCGCCCGCGGCATCGACGAGCCTCTGGACTGGCGCAACATCCGGTCGATTGACGATATTCGCGTCTATGACCGCTCGGTGATCCAGCCCGACTACCAGAGTATGTTCTCCTACGACCCGCGTGACCCGTTCCGCACCAGAGGCTCCCGCCTCGGTATGCCTGAGTTCTACCATGTGACGAGCCGCACCGGCACGTTCACCGTCCACGACAGCAGGTGTCTGGTCTTCCAGAACGGCATCCTGCCCGAGAACACGACCAACTCGATTTACCAGCTCTGGGGCATCCCGGAGTATGTGCGCATCAATAGGGCCATCCGCGACGCGGAAGTGGCCCACGGCAGCGCAACGAAGCTGCTCGACCGCTCCGTTCAGGCGGTCTACAAGATGAAGGATCTGGCCGCAGAGCTTGCCACCGAAGAGGGTGAGGACAGGGTCCTGCGCCGTCTGCAGACGATTGACATGGCCCGCGGCCTGCTGAACAGCATTACCATTGACAGCGAAGGCGAGGACTACGACTTCAGGCAGTTCCAGTTCAGCGGCGTCTCCGACGTCATCGACTCGACCTGCAACTTCCTGTCGGCGTTGACCTCGATTCCGCAGACCATCCTTTTTGGCCGTTCGCCGGCAGGCATGAACGCCACCGGCGACGCTGATTTGGAAAACTGGTACAACTATCTGGAGCGCATCCAGAAGCGCATGGTGAAGAAGAACCTGCGCTACCTGCTGTCGGTCATCTTCCAAGCTGGCGTTCGCACTGGCGAAGTGGATGAAGTGCCGAAGATCAAGGTGGAGTTCAACCCCCTGTGGTCGCTCAGCGACACGGAACAGGCAGACCTCGACCAGAAGCGGGCGCAGACACAGTTCACCAGAGCGCAGACTGCCCAGCTTTACATCGACAAGCAGGTTATCGACCCGAGCGAGGTTCGTGCCAAGCTGGCCGACAGCGAGGAGTTCGACGTCGAGAATATGCTCGACGAATACGACGACGAGGATCTGTTTCCCGACGAGCCTGCAGAGGGCGGTCAGGTTTCCGGCGACGTTGGGCAAAGCATTTTCGAGCAGGGCCAGTTCGCTGACTATGCCGAGGGCACCAGCACCGAAGAGCACAAGAAAGACCCCGGCGGAGACGGTGAAGCTCCCGCCGCCGCACCTGCTGCGACCAAGCTGCCGCAGGACATGAGCGACGAGGAACGTCAACAGTCAGCCGCCAACGCCCCGCAAAATCGCGCTAAAGCCTCGGTACAGGGCGTCAATGGTGATGGGAATACATCTACCCCAGAAGATACAAAAGCCTGTGTAGGCGTTCTGGTGGTCTCTCAGGGCAAGGTTCTGAGTGGAACCAGAAAGACGGAGTTCGGCCACGGCCTGATTTGTGGCCCCGGCGGTCACATCAAGGAAGGTGAGTCTCCGAAGCAGGCGGCGTTCCGCGAAGCTGAAGAAGAGTTCGGCATCAGCCCGAAAGAGCTGATCCCGCTCGGAAGAGGTCCTGTGGAGCCTGACACCGGCATTCAGCCGTACATCTTCCTGTGTACTGAGTACGAAGGCGAGCCGAATTGCGTGGATGGCGAAATGGCCGACCCGCAGTTCAGAACGCTGGAGGAAATCGAGCTGCTGACCCCGTCGCTGTTCCAGCCGTTTGCGGATGATGTGAAGCTCCTGAAGGCGACTCTTCGAGGTGAATGCGACCCTTTTGAAGAGGATGGCGGACCGGGGAGTGGCAATTTTGGACACGAGGGACGTAAAGGCGAGATTGGCGGCTCGGAGGAACGTGAAGGAAACGCCTCCCCATATAACGGCGAAACCAGCCATGGACTCGAAAGAGGCGTTTACTCTGCAAAGAAATCAGAGTGGAGTAAGAATGCTGGACGCGAGCTGAGCGACCGTGAAGTGCAAGAAATGGTCGATGCGACATCGGACTACACAAGGAACTATAAGGATGTCGTGGCGGCTTCTGCTGGGTACTCGGGTGTATATGCGACGCGCGGTTCACTGATGGACAGTGAAGAAAAGGCTGCCGCCGAAAAGAGCGCAGCAGTCATTGAAAAGGCGATTTCACTCTCGGACAAGTACGCTGGTACGACTAAACGTGCGATGACGACGGACAAGGATGCCTTTGACAAGTTCATCGCAGAGTCGTCAGGAGGTAGCACGTTTGGACTCGGTCATCTGTCGAGCTGGTCTACTGGGGATGATGCGCTAAAGAGAGTGTTCAGATCCAGAGATGGTGATGACCCTAATTCGTACAACATTGTGCTTGAATGCAAGTCGAAGAGCGGTGTTTCCATCAAGGATGTGGCTGACGTCGACATGGATGAAGTCCTGTATTCCAAGAAGGCAAGATTCAAGGTTCTTGATACCGACCCTGATTATTCCGTTGGGAAATACAAAGCCGTGAAACTTACGCTTGAGGAAGTCGGAAATAGAGGTGATTCCTCCAATCTCGACGGCGGCCCCAGTTCTGGCAACTTCGGACACGAAGGAGTCCCCGGACGAGTGGGCGGCTCTGCACCATCCCTGACGCCTACTGCCTCGAAGTTGTTTCAGAGGTAGATGGGAAATAAGCAGAGCGGACAGTGACCGCCCTGCTTTTCTTATGCCCGCAACCCATCGCCAAACCTGCGTAAATGACCGTAAAGGGGGCTATGTCTTTGACCAACAACCAATACCAAGAGGCGGTTAAAAAGGCTGTACGCCCCAAGTTCCGGGGAAATAGACCCCTTCCCGCAAAGACAATCCCGCAATACCCACAATCCGCAGAGCGTGAGTACCGACGTATCGCTGGTGCCTATATGCGGCTGCTGAACGAGGAACTGAAGAAAAAGCTGCCCGCCATGATGAACGAGTACAAGCGGGAACGGCATGGAGACTCCCGACTGGATGACAGCCGCGACCTCGACGCCCGCATCCGTCAGATGCTTCAGGAAGTGTCTGCAGCTCTGGAAAAGCGCATCGCGCAGTTCGGCCTCGACAGCAAAATCCAGCGGATCGCCAAGATGACGCAGAACACCTCGGTACGAGAATGGAAACGCGCCGTCAAGGACACGCTGGGCATCGACATCCTGGACGACTACTACTCGGGCGAGTTGTACGAGCAGGCCATCCAGAGGTGGATCGCCGAGAACGTGGCCTACATCAAGAGCCTGCCGACCGAGACGCTCGGCAATATGCGGCAAATCATTCTGGACGGCTACCTGAACGGTCGGCCAATCCGCGACATCCAGAAGGACATCCAGAGCGAGTACGGCACGTCCAAGCGCCACGCCCAGCTTTTGGCCCGTGACCAGCTTGCGACGTTGAACGCACAGATCACGAAGATGCAGCAGACCGACGCCGACTGCAAGAAATATCGGTGGTCTACGTCCCACGATTCCCGCGTCCGCCCGTGCCATGCGGCGCTGAATGGGAAGACCTTCGATTGGAACGACCCGCCTGAGATGTGGTACGACACCAAGGCTGGCCGAGTCTACACCGGCCGCAAATGCCACCCCGGCGAGGATTACTGTTGCCGCTGTGTGGCAATCCCCGTGTTCGACTACGACGGGGTGAATATCCCCATGAAATAATCAGGCGAGGAGGAGAGGACATGGAAACGAAAGAGAAGATCAAGGTCTTCATCGACTTCCAGAACGGTAAGACCGTTTGCATCTGCAAGCGCAGCCGCAAACGCTGCGGCAAGAACTGTTCGCCTGAGGTAGTCGAGAGGGATAAGTTTGCTGAATGGGAACGCACCTTCCATCGTGACCGCTTCGGAAAGAGCGAATAGGTGGTGAGTGCGATGACCAGATATAGACCCACCCGAAGCCGTGACGCTCCCGCAGGGGCACACCCGGCGCCAAATTCAGAAGAAAGGAAGGAAAAGCCGTGAAGAACGCTTGTGCAATCAGCAGTCTTGCACGTCAGCTTGGCAAGGTGAGCGAAAAACTCGACTCTCTTGCTATGGGAGTGCAGGATGTGGAGCAGAACGCCCCTGACCTGACCGACGTGTATCAGGGTTTGCTTCTCGACGAGATCGAGCACGTCCAGATTTTGACGCTGGAACTCACCAAGGCCGTTGTGGCTGCGGCAGAGGAAACCAACGCCGACGAGGGCGGAAGCGTCTTCGCTGCCGGCGACCTGACCGCTGAAAAGGCCGGGGACGGTGACGGAGACAACGGGCAGAGTGAGGAGAAGAAGTGATGCTCACGCTGCAGAACACTCCGAAAGGAGGTGGGCCCAATGAGTGAGGCCCCGAAATTATCTCAGGTGATCCGTCTGGACAGCCTCCCGCTGAACCAGACGTATTTCACTCCCGAAGGCTACCTGATGGACAGGCCGATCCTGACCAGCACGGGTATCTTCGAGTACACCAACCCTGACGGGAGCGTCAGGAGGGAGCTTCGGCTCCCTGAGGAAGTCTTCGCTGCTGAGAGTCTTGCCTCGTATCAGGGCAAGCCCATCATCATCACGCATGATGCGGGTCTGGTGGATAAGGACAACGTCCAGAAGCACCAGATCGGCACCATCCTGACGGAAGGGTATCGAAGCGGGGATGACGTCCGTGCGGAGATCGTTATTCACAACACCGACGAGATGCGGTATTGCGGCCTGAAGGAGCTATCCCTCGGCTACAATCTGACGCTCGATGAAACGCCGGGTGAGTGGAACGGCCAGCACTACGACGCCATCCAGCGGGACATCCGCATCAACCACTTGGCCTTGGTCCGGGAAGCCAGAGCCGGTGAACAGGCGCGGTTAAATATTGATGGCCGTGATCCTGCAAGAACTCTCAAAGGAGGAAAAGTCATGAAGAAGAAAAATGCTCCCAAGAATGCTCGTCGCGCTGATGGCGTTCTGTCCCCGGAAGAGCTCGCCAAGGCCATCGAGGAGTACAAGGCCCGCCGTGCTCAGCGCCTCGCCGCCAAGACCGACGAGGACCCCACCGAGGGTACTGATCCCGTAGTCAGCGCCAAGCCCACCAACGCCCCCGCTGCCGCGCAGGATGACGACGATACCGTTGTCGCTCCCGCCGGTCAGGAGCCTCAGACTGTCGAGGATAAGGTGGCGGCTGTCAAGGACAACCGTGACCGCCGCGATGCTGACGGCGACCCTGAGGATCTGGAGTCCGCGAAGGGCGTCATTGCCAATCAGGACGAGGACATGGACATCCTGTTCGACATCATCGACACTCTGCTCGCGCAGAAGGAGTTCGACGAGGCTGGCTGCACCGATCCTCAGACCGACGAAGGTGATGACACCACCGACGAGAACAACGACGAGGGCGACGACGACACCGACAATCAGGACAGCGACGATGACCCCGTCCCCACCGCTACGCCCGCCGACCACACCCAGGGCGAAGTCCTGAACGCCGACGGAATCGACGCCATCATCCGCCAGCGCGTGAAGATCGGCATGATCGGTAAGGCCCTGAACCTCGACGGTGTTGAGGATATGAGCATCTCCGCCGCCAAGAAGGCCATCATCAAGGCTGTGCGTCCCGAGATGCGTCTGGACGGCAAGAGCGATGCGTTCGTGAACGCTGCGTTCGAGTACGCCGTCGCCGATGTCGAGTCCCGCTCCAAGAAGGACGTCGGCTACCAGAAGAAGCAGATGTTCAACCGCGACTCTCGCACCCCTGTCAGCAACGGCGTCGGTTCTGCTGATTCCGCCCGTCAGAAGATGATCGAGCGTCGCCAGAATAGAGCAAAGGAGGAAAAGTAACATGAGTGCTCAGACCAAGTACGGCTATTCCACCCCTATTGGCGCGGCTGGCGGTATCGTTGATGTCGCGCCGCACCAGATCGACACTTTCCTCAATGAAGAGGAGAACGGCGTCCTGAAGTTCGGCGCGGGCGTCGTTCAGGGCAGCAAGCCCGGTGTCAATATCGCCCTGCCCAAGAAGGCCGCTACCGCCGCCAAGTTCGAGGGCATCACCACCAACAACCGCACCACCGAGTACGATCTGGAGGGCAAGCTCGCCGTTCGTAAGGGTGCTGCCGTTGGCGTCATGCGCTACGGCAAGATTTACGGCCGCGTGGCTGAGGGCGTCGAGCCTGCCTACGGTGACAGCGTTTACCTGATTACCGAGGGCGAAGAGGCTGGCTGCTTCACCAACGAGGCTGGCACCCCTGCTTCTGGCGAAAGCCATCAGGGCGACCCCGCCACCATCGCCGTCAAGGCCCGCTTTGTCGGCGGCGTCGATACCAACGCCCAGATTGCCCCGATTGAGCTGTTCAATCAGGCTCAGGCGTAAGAAAAGGAGGAACGTGAATTATGGCTACCAAAAAGCACATGAACTATGATAGCGACGAGGCCATGACCCTGCGGGGCTCCAAGATCCCCAAGGCTATCATGGCTTCCGAGGGCACTCGCTTCGATAGTGCCGAGGATGCTTCCGTCTTTTTCGCCCGTGAACTCGACCACGTCAAGGCTCAGTCCTACGACGTCGAGTACCCCGAACTGACGGCCCTGCACCTGTTCCCGCAGAGCTCCGAGGCCGACCCCGGCGCGGAAACCATCACCTACTACACCTACGACAAGACCGGTCTGGCGAAGATTATCGACAACTACTCCACCGACCTGCCCCGTGCGGACGTGACCGGCAAGCCCAGCTTCGCCAAGATCAAGTCCATTGGCGACAGCTACGGCTACTCCGCTCAGGAGATGCGGGCTTCTCGTCTGGCTGGCAAGTCTCTGGACGCCCGCAAGGGCGAGTCCGCTCGTTACCAGATCGACGCCCTGACCAACAAGATCGCATGGTGCGGTGACGAGGAAAGCGGCCTGATGGGCGTTCTGTCCGACGGCCAGAATATTCCTCTCTACACCATCGGCGCCAATGCCAGCGGCAAGACCAAGTGGGCCGACAAGTCCGCCGACGAGATCCTCGCCGACGTGAACGGCATGGCGAAGCAGGTTGCGAAGATCACCAAGAACGTCGAGCGCCCCGATACCCTGTGTGTCCCCGCTGACGTGTTCATGGACATCTCCACCCGCCGCATTCCCGACACCAGCACCACGGTTCTGGCGTTCATTCAGGAGCACGCTCCGTACATCAAGAACGTCGTGTCTACCGCTGAGCTGGATGCCGACTCTCCCGAGACCAACCCCTACGCGGTTGGCGGCAACCCCCAGGGCGTGGCGTTCCTGTTCAAGAACGACCCCCGCAAGCTGACTCTGGAGAACCCGATGCCGTTCTACCAGTACCCCCTGCAGGTCGAGAAGCTGGAGACCATCATTCTCTGCGAGGCCCGCACCGCTGGCGTCATCGTCTACTACCCGCTGTCCGCTCTGATCGCGGTCGGCGTGTCCTAAGAGGGGAAAACTTTTATGGGGAGGTTGCCAAGTGGCAATCTCCCCATAACATTCGCGTCAATCGAGAATAACGTCAGGCTGTCGAGGAGCCACCCTGCGGCAGCCCACGAATAACAGGAGGTTCATCATGAAGATCAGAAATAAGGGCTCCAAGATTATCAACATCGGCACGACGATCCTCATGCCCGATGCGTCTATGGACATCAACGAGGCCACTCTCAAGCTGCCCGCCATTCAGGCGTTCATCGCCAAGGGGCTGCTGGAGACCGACGAGAGCGACGCCGCCTTCCAGAAGGCTGTCGAAGAGGCTGCTGCGAGAAAGCTGGAAGAGGATGCCAAGGTGAAGGCCGAGGCAGAAGCCAAGGCAAAGGCCGAAGCTGACGCGAAGGCCAAGGCTGAGGCGGAAGCTGCCGCCAAGAAGGCCGCAGAGGATAAGGCCAAGGCTGACGCCGCCAAGAAGGCCGCTGCCGCAAAGGCTGCCGACGAGAACAAGTAAGGAGTGAGCGCCATGAAGGCCATCCAGTACATCCGACTGATCGGGAAAGAGTTCATCTCCCTGACCGACGCGGAGCTTCACCTTTGGGTGGAGATGGTTCGCCCTATGGTGAGCCGTAAGCAGTTCGGGAAGCTGTATGAACAGGCGATTGCCTATCTCGTCTGCCACAAGCTGAAGATGGCCGGGTATGGCGAGAATCCGCTCGGAGATATGGGCGCTATCGGCATCGGTTTCGCTGTTGGAAGCGTGTCCGAGGGCGGGAGCAGCATCAGCTTCGGGGCGAATCAGAGTTCCAACCTCGCAACGGATGCCGAACTCGGTTTGACCGCTTACGGCGTTCAATTTCTCCAACTCCGACGGATGGTTATTGTCCCAATCCATTGCAGCGGTGAGCTTGACAGCTCTGGCGGTAAAGGGAAGAACAATCCGTGTATCGTGCCTGTCGCCTCTGACGCCGTCCTCGGCGGCATCAAGGTACGCCCCGGCTCTGGCTTGAAGCTGGAACCGGACGGGACGCTCTCTGTTGACAGGGAGGAACCGTAATGGCGTTGAGCATTTCAGACCTGACGCCTGAGGGCAGAAGGTATTTCGAGCAACTGCAGAAGCTCTCCCGGCTTGAAGTGCAGGTCGGGTTCCAAGAGGGCCAGACCTACGAAGACGGCACATCCCTTGCGGACGTGGCCGCGTACAACGAACTCGGCACCTCTGACAGCCCAGCCAGACCGTTCATGCGACAGAGCTTCGAGAACCACGAGCCCGAACTGAAAGCGGCCTGTGAGCAGGTCAACAAGACGCTGGCCGAGGGCGGCACGACCGAAAAGGCCCTAAAGGATTTGGGCGTCTTCTGCAAGGGCCTTGTGCAGCAGGAGATCGTCGATGGCGGTTTCGTGGCGAATAAGCCATCCACCATCAAGAAGAAAAAGTCCGAGCAGCCGTTGATAGACACCGGCCACATGAGGCAGTCGGTTGACTTCGTCATCAAGGAACGAGGTGATTGACCGTGAACATTACGCTGTTCAACAAGAAATACTGGGTACGCCGGTTCAAAGAGCCGCAGAACATTCGCGGTTACATCACCGCAGACCACGAGGACTTTGTTGCCAGTCTGCATATCCACCCGATGGGTTCGGATGCGATGCTTGCGCTGCCTGAGGGCGAACGCAAGATGAAGCATCTGGAAGGCCACGGAACCGATGTGCTGATACCGGCCAGCGAAGCTACCGGCATCAAGGGCGACCTGTTGTACTACATGGGCGACTGGTACGAGTGTACCGCCGCCCAGCCGTGGGATCATACGGTGCTGTCGCACTTGAACTATCAGTTCTGCCTCGTGCCGACAGACGGCGCACGGGCTTCGGACATCGAAGACCCGCCGCAGGATGACCCAGCAACAGCGGGGAAGACCCAGCAGGAGATCCCACCCATTACGAATTTCCCCATTGCGTCCGCAGACACCGTCGGCGTGGTGCGCATCAAGGACGATTCCGGGCTGGTGATTGACGAGGAGGGCTTCTTGTCGCTCGCAAAGCCGACCGACGGAGGTGATACGCCATGAGAGTAGGGCAGGCCAAGGAGCTGTTCCGCGCTCTGACCCAGCAGTATTTCGGCGGCGCCAACGTCGTATTCGCCAATCAGAGCCGCACGGCCAAGCAAAAAGAGCCGCTTGTGGTGCTGACCCCCGGCAACGTCCACCGCCCGCAGGCTCCGAACTACACATTCGTAGATGGCGAGGTCGTCGGGCATTACCTCTCCCGCTTCTCGATCACGGTGGATCTGTTCACGAACGGTTCGCCGGTCGTCGATGAAGTATCAGGGAAGGTCGTGGCATACGAGGATAACGCGGTGGACGATATGCTGTCCTTTGCCGACTTCCTCAATTCCGAGCATACCGTCCAATGGAGCCATCAGAACGATGTGAGTATCCTGATTGACGGCGATGTGCTGAACCTGACAGGTATTGTGAACGATACGAGCTACGAGTTCCGTTCGCGCCTGACGGTTCAGTTTTATTTTACCCAAAAGGCAGTGGGAGCTTCCACGGCGCTGCTGGAAAGCAGCCTGCAGTACCCCACAGGCGAGAAAGACCCGGAAACGCAGGAGCCGACCTACACGCCTACCGAGCCGCCTGAGACTGATAGCAAGTCCGGGCCTTGGGGCGACGAGGAGGAGCCTATCGTCGTTCCGACATTCGAGCCGTCCGCCAGCGGTGGCGGAACCGAAGAGCTGGCAAAGGAAGAAACCGGCTACTTCACCGAAGTTGAGATAAAGGAGGAAACAGGCAATGAGTAAGAACTACGACATGATTGCCACGGTAGACATCGACATCGCAACCCCGATTGTGGATGATACCAGCTTCGACAATCTGCTGATTATGGGTCCTGCGCCGAAGACTGGCGCCAAGCCCCCGGCCCGCGTTGGGGTTTACTCTGACATCAGCGAAGTGGAAGACGCCGGCTTCGTCACAAGCGGCGCGGATGCCGACCCCGTCGGCCTTGCCGCAAGCGTGGCCTTCGCTCAGAGTCCTCGCCCGACGGCGGTGTATATCGCTGTTCAGCAGCTCTCCGAAGGTGCTGTTGTGGCCGGCCAGACCATCAAGGACACCAATGCTGCGGTCGCGCAGTATGCGGGCAAGAAAGAGGGCCTTACCGGCTGCGCCATCTCCTTCAAGGAGTCTGCCCGCAAGCTGAGCATGGTTCTGGACGGCCCCATCACCGGCGTCAAGAACACCGGCCTTTTCGATATGCTGGCGGCGCTGATCGCCGACGGCTATACCGCGACCATCGAGGACGCCGCCATCACCGACGGTGCCAGCTTCAAGGCTTGCCCTGTGTGGAACAGCCTGAAGAAGTTGGACAAGGGCGGGGAGGAGCAGTTCACCGTCGCGGTGAATAAGACCGGGGGTACTGCGGTGCTCTACACCGTGGCCGTTTCGTACCCTGACCCCCACGCGCCCGCCACGC